CAACTGTAGAAGCACCAGAAACCATACCACGACGTGTACCAGCTGGAGCAAACCATAGTTCAGCAACTTCATCACTGTAAGCGATTGTGCGTAGAGCCACGCCCGATGCTGCACACATAACGTTTGCACCGTCTAGGTTGGATGCAAAGCCGTGTGGGTAGTAGTAAGCGATGTTGCGCGAAGTTTGACGGTTAGATGTAGCAGCCCATTCAACGACCTTATCAGGATCTAGGTTCATCGGGGTGTCGCAAACAACGAATGCTTCTTCGTTGATGTCGATAGCCAAGTTAACTAGCTCATCTGCAACTTCAGGGAAGCCTGGGCAGAGGATTAGGTTGTATTCGTATGTTTCAGAACGGATGTCGGTGTTTTCGTTGATTGCAGCTTGAAGAGCACGAACCACAGCAACGCGACGTGCAGCATCATTAGCACCTAGAGAAGTACCGTTTGCAAATTCGATAGTGTATTTGAAGATGTCACCAGCACCAACTAGAGTGTTACCAGCTTCTTCAGGCGTCCATTGTGTATTCACAACAGAACCGGATGCTAGCAGTTCCCACTGAGTTAGGATATATGTTAGACCTTCAAAGAATACGGTTGGTGATGGTGGTTGATTGAAACCATCATAATACACATCGTATGGAGCAGTTGAGTGGTCATCCATAAACATATCTTTGATGGTTACGGTTTGACCAGTGAAGCGCGTACCGAACGTGAATGTGTCCCAAATAGCCTTGGTAGCTTGTTCAAGCAGAGCTGTTAGTTCTGTCTTGTTAACAGTTACCTTGTAGTTTGGATTAGCTGGTGTGTAACCGTTAGCTAGGTTATACTCGTTGATGTATGCGTTAGCTAGGTTCTCAAGAACATACGATGCTTCTTGAATCTTAACATCCCACATATTGCGGATGTCTTCAGCATTATCATTTAGGTTAACGTTAGCACGAACAACGTATGCACGGTTACCAACACCCAAGAATGAGTTAAGAGCAAAAAGGCCATACTCGTTACGAACATCACCGTGATGAGCATTACCAGATGCGTCAACGAGGAAGTTAGGAACACCGTACAGAGCAACAGATTGCTTTAGCGACGTAACAGTACGAACAACGCCGTGTTCAAATGTACCAAGAGCGTCTAGCTGAGCAGTTGGGGATGCTGAGCCAGCAGGTGCTTGTTTCTTTTCATCAGCTGTAGCGATGAAAATCAATGGCACTGTAGCGGCGGCAGCAGGAATGAAAAACGATTCGTCAATAATTGTGACGGATACGCCTGGGGAAATTAGGCTTGCCATAATATCTCTCCTGAATAAAAGGTTGTGTATGGTGAAGATATTTATGGACGGGTGCGGTTTTTGTGCGTAGAAGTAAATGGAACTGTATGTGGTTAGGTTCATAAATACTCTGATGAAACCGTATATCATTTATAAACACACGTGTCCGGAGGGAAAGTCCTATATTGGAGTAACCCAAGACCTGGATGCTAGAAATAAGTCTCACCAACGTATTCGTAAAGGTGCGAAGCTTCGAGCATTTGAAGAAGCAATTCTAAAATTTGGTTGGGATAACTTCACTCATACCATTTTATGTACAACCACTTCTGACAACGTAAAGCAACTAGAACGGCAATATATACTGCAATACAACACCAGAACACCCCACGGGTATAATATGAGAGGTGGTGGCGGAGGTATGATATTTAACCAACAGCCACGTCAACCCAAACCCATAGCGGCACCGGTTCGCACAATTGCTGCACCAAACGGCTTCATACACATGCTAATAGAGATTGGTGTGCTTAAACGGTCAGGGCGTATTAGTCCCAAGGCTAGAGAAATACTAGCTTGTGAGCCTAGATACATTCAGTACATCCTCGAATACACTAAGAATCTAAAGTACAACGCGGACATTCTCACACGATTACATTGTGTTATGAAAGGAATAACAGAACAGCCATTGTGTTCGTGTGGTAATATTCTCCAAATGAGAATGACGGGAAGGTATGCTTATACCTTCCCCACACACTGTTCCAATAAATGCACGTCAAACGACAAGACAGTAATCGAGAAAAGAAAAAGCACCAATCTAGAAAAGTATGGCGCTACTACTCCTTTACTGAATACCAATGTCTCCCGCTGAAGCTACTTCATCGTAGGTGACGCCCATATCGTCAAGAGCGGCAATAATGTCTTCACTCTCATTGATCGACTTATCAATTAAACCCAAACGCAAATTGATAATCTTGATGTAATCTTTACGAACATCAGCTGGGGATCCCAAGTATACTGGAACCTCAAACATTAACGTGCTTTGAATGATGCGACGATCTGTTCCAATTGGATGTTGTTGGTCAATGCTAACATTAGTTAACTTCACTGTCGTCAGACGTGTCCAGTCAAACGGTGCGTCACTGGTCTGAATGGTTAGCTGTGGTTCAAACAGCATCAAAATCTGTTCGAGAATTTGAAAATGTTGGTCTGTGTTGCTAGCATAGATGCCAACCTGAACCTGCATCTTATAAGGCACTGGAGCGCGTTGGTGAACAACACGTGCATCATCGGGTAACATACCACCCGTTGGGACGTATGTGTTTCTGCGCTCGACGCCAACACCGTGCATTAACTCAGGTGCCATGTCAAGACTTTGCATATAAGCTGTCATACACGGCAAACGGATAGGTTTGTTCTGTGTATTTTCAGCCATAAGGGATGCAACAACACGGTCATGGTTGCCATAGTGAATCGTTACTGGAATCAACGTCTCACGGTCAGCTGATTCATTGCGCCCAATACGTACCTGTAGACCAGAAAAGATAGTCATAAACTGAATGATGTATCTTTTCAGTTGGTCATTGTACCAATATGCTTGTTGTGGAATTGCCATATGTCCTCTTATTTGATATCTTCAGAACCGGTCTTTGTTGGAGCGATTAGATACTCGTCCAAAAGAGCCTTCTGGTTGTTAAATTGTTGGCGACGGTCTGTTTCTAGGTAAATCCATCTGTTCTTTTTGGATGACCATCTGTATAAACGTGGCGGAACGTTTTGTGCCAGCCCAACGTAAGTTAATCTGTGATAGTCACCATCCTTTGGACTCTCTGGATAATCAGGTCCTTCAGTGTATGGAGCGCCGTTTGACGGAATAGCGTCTTCAACATACAACCCTTTTGGATTTAGACCAAACTTGTTGATGTATGGAACACTCGTCTTTGGTTTACCAGTAACAGGATCCACTTTTGAAGCTGCAATAGCAATTTCTTCGGGTGTGAACTCACGAATGGTGTTAGAGCCTTCTGAACCTCGTTCCGGTACACCATCCAATGCAGATTGAGCAATGTGTTCATTAACACCTGTAAAATCTTGCCACATTGTGTGGTTGCCATCATCCTGATCAAATAGTCCAGAACTGTCAATGCTCTTCGTCAATTTACCGAAGATGTCTTGTGTTTCTTGTGATGCAAGAGCTGGCTGAGCTGTAACTAACAACATCAGAGGTTGCCACGTTGGTGTATAACTGTCAGCATCCCATGTAACATCTGTGACCTCAAGATATCGTTTGACGGCTCTCAAATCGGGTGTATATTGAGTTTCGCTTGGCAGTTCGAGAATATCTCCAATGACAACAGGGCGGCCTAACAATGCAACAGTGGTGTTAAAATTCAACTTGATGTTATATGATGCAGACGGAATTTCAATACCGAATCGTGTTAGTTCGGTTTGTGGACTCAACAGATTGTAAAAACCCTTGAGCAAGATTGTGTCTTTATCGTAATCGCGATCACGGTTTTCCAGGAAAATCTTGTCCTCGATATTGTTGAGGTCGGTTGCTGAATAATCATGCATCTCAAGTGCTTGAATACCCCAACTATCACAATCCCCACCTTTGAAATTTAGGGGACGTAATCTCCAATATCTGTTTGTTACAGAATGCTTGAAGTGAACGGTGTTCAACTCGTCATTATCCGGTAGATTAACGATCGCTACGCCAAACCAATGCGTTCCATCCTGCGAGCGTTCCACTCGCGCTTTGGTTACGCGCATATCAGGATTTGAGCTCTGTTTGATACGAATTGTTGTAATCATATGACGAACGTCAGCATCAATGCCGTAACGCTGACGTCCCGAATTGATCTTAATTACACCAAAGTCATAACCAATAAACGCTGATGCTAGAATGGCTGCAGCCCCCGTCTGCTTTGAGCGCCACTCTGTCCGGACAGCCTGAAAAGCATTAGTTACAGGATAGCGAGGAGCATCACCACCTGTCAGCGGTGAGCCGTTTTTAGCAAGGTCGATCAGCTCGGTTTGTTCGTGAACACCAAGCAACTTGTGCACATTAACTTGGGCACCAGCAACATCAAGAGCTTCCTGGTTTTGTCTATCCATAAATGCAGTATCTGGGGTCTGTGTAAGATCCCAGGGCCTGCATGTGGAAAAGTTGGATGGTGTAGTGCAATCTTTAGTAGCCATTGTTTGTTTCTCGATTGTGTCAAATATTTATGAAAGCCTGCTGCACCTCCGTTAACACCTCCGGCACTACCTTAAAGCATTCCGTATGTCCCGAAAAATTGGTGTTGGAGAAAAATCTGTACGGTTTTAACTTCCCCAACACACTCTGCTCTATACAGAACGCGTCATATAGTGGTAAGTAGCGTTCATATAGAACTTCAATGTTCATACCTTTATATTCTGTTCTTCTAAACCGATGAGATGTTGTTTTAGCTGTGATGCCTATCTTGATAAACTTTTCGGTGCCATTAGTAAATCTGGCAGCATATAGAATACCGGGTATGTTTTGTTCTTCTGGGTTGTGTTGGAAGTAACTATGTGAGTATCCACCTTTACCACTACCTGTGTTACACAGAGGACATCCCGATTTTTGGTTTATATGTGCATCGGGTGTCTGTTGGAACATCCCGTGCGTCTTGCATACAATAGGCAATACTGTTTTGCTGTTCTTGTATTCTGTGATTTGTGAATAGTCATATGTGGTGCCGTGAATAACAACCGCCTCGGCTATAAACTGTTCTACCGATTTTCTACGGGCTGCTGCTTTGGCTTGATATGCACATTTATTGCACCCTGCCTTTTGTAGGAATACAGATTTTGGCGTGATTTGGAACTCACCGTGCTCTTTGCATATAAGTGTTACTGGTTGGTCGTTTGCTTGATACTCAACCAGCGATGTGTCGTATAAATCACCATGCACAGATTTTATACGGTCTATAACCATATCCTGTGTCATTGTTAGACCTTTACCACTGCACCGCTGACACCCAATACCCTTGATGTGGTCCATGGGGCGCTGCTCAAACACCCCGTGTTCAGGGCAGATTATTTTCACTTTTGTGTGAGTGTTTTTATATTCCACCAGCGAATAGTCAAACTTGTTGTTATGAGCGGTGTTCCCGCGCTGAATAAACAGTTCTGTTTTAGAGAGTTTCTCTTCCATAATACCACCTCGTTGTTCTGTATAAGTATTTATGGAAGAGAATGGCTTGCACACCAATCGTTTATTTAGGGTTACCCAAAAGTAAAACTTGACTGAATGCCCCATTCTTCTGGAGTATCAACAACATAATCAAAAATCTCGTTCATACACGATTCTTTATCGGTTGTTGCTTGTTGACGTAGATCAGACGCGTTTAGCTGTACACTGCCACCAGCACCCGGAAGCGACGCAAACTTACCACGTGAGTTAGCAAGCATTAGCATAGCTTCTGCAGTTGCCCACTTACGCAACCAAGGACGGCATACACGGTCAGTCAACAATTGTTGTTCAGATCGCTCAACAGATGCCTCAACCAAACACAAACGTTCCGCAAACGGGAAACGGTGGTGGATGTGCAATTCACGCGTCTGTTCATTCCATGTGTATGTGATACGACCTGCAAACAGAATTTCCAAGTTCTTTGTGTATTCCGTCATAATGTGATATGACAACAAATCGAACGTGCCCATGTTATACAAGTGTTGCAACACAATCTGTCCGTATACACCAGCACCGTGTGCAGACGATAGGAATGCAGAGGTCAAACGGTGAACGCCAAGAACTTCAACAATCTTATTCATACCCGAAACTTTGTTTGTTAACAGGTAGCGCTGCGTATTACCCTGAACTTGCAGGAAGAAGAAACCACGTGAGTACGCAATTGATGAATGCTCACGGAGAGTTTGCAAAGCCATGTCGATTGCTAGGTTTAACTGTTCAGGTTGGATCTCAACATCAACGGTTGGGTAGCCTAACGCATAACGAATCTCCGTCATCAACTTGAGTCGTTCATCATTGGTGCCATCTGTACCTACACCAATCTCTTCGTACAACGGTTCAGACGAAACACCATCGGATCCTGGTGATGGCAGTTTGATTGACGCATCAAGAGTTAACGAATCAAATAAGTCTACATCTGTAATCCGCACCCATGATAAGCTGCCTGGTGATGTATCTGTGAAAATCATATTGCCGAAGCAATTGAACTCGGCGGTAATCCGTGGTGTTGCATACACCCACGCATAACCGTCCCACTCCATCAGCTTAGATGTGGTGAGGTTGAACCAGTGATCACCTTTTTGTGGTGTTAGTGGCTTTGTGGAGTATGTTAACGCGATCCAAGAGATGCCATTCCACGCCTGCAACGCCTTTGTGACTGGGTCATACCACAGTGTACCAACAGCTAGCATCGTTGTATCTACAGTCGAATATGTAACATCAACGATATCCCAACCCGTCGATGTCTTTACATACCACTGGTCAGTTACTGTGTCGTGCCACACAATACCATCCGGCAACGTCGTACGCGGATTGGTTGGGTATGTAATATATTGGTCTACGGGCAAGAAACAGTTGTTCTGCCAGTAGTACATTTCACCTGTATCAACGTTAAACCAAATATCGCCTTCATTAAAAGCTGGAGGTTCTGTTGGATCGGTGTCTTGTTGAAAGAAGTATAGTACCTCATTCCAAACACCAGCAGCATCATCCCACACATTCATTGTGTCACTAACAGTATTCCACCAATGTTTGGCCTGTTGTGGACCGGTAGGATACACAATAACATCTTTATCATTCCAAGCTGTATTGGTTGAATTTCTGACCTTCATAACCATCGTCGTTGGGTTATACCATAGTGTACCCACATCAACGCCGATTGTTGGCTCAGCTTCTGCAATACGGACGCCTACCTGCTCTACCCAGTTCAGGTCTACTGCGTTCCAGCTAAATGTTTTCTTGTTGGTGTCATCAAACCACAAATCGCCATCAACCAATTGGTTTGGTGCATGCGAATACTGAACAGCATTTGTAGCTGTCCACATCTGCAATTGATCATCCCAAGCAAACAGTCCATAAGCTGATGAATTATACCAGAACGACCCACATGGAGCAGGTTGGAATAATGACGGGTCCGTATTTTGATTGTAAGCTAGTTGCTTAACCCATGCATTCCCCGACCATTTGAAAATATTTGTGCCATTATACCAATACACATTTTCACAATCCGGCTTGGTTGGATCAGCCTTGTATGTAATCACTGTAACGGTAACCCACACACCCGCAACGCGTTTGTTTAATTGTTTGGTCTCTGTATTGTACCAGTACGACCCATCAACAACAGCGCTTGGTGTTTGTGATTGTACCATAACATCTTGTTTGACGTGTGTGGCGCCATCCCATAGATACAACGTAGTGGTTGACGCGTCTAGGTAGTACGCATTTGTGTTTGGTGACGTTGCTCCCATCGGTGGGTTGTCAACAATCTGGAGTTGGGCGTTGATTGCTTTTAGCAAGTCGTCATACGTACTTGCATCATCGCCATTCACCTTAATGGTGTAACTGAATGGTACAGGTACACACTCCTGAGAACCAACTGGTCTGTTAGGTTTTGGTACCAATCCACGCTCAATAGTAAACGAATACTCAGTACCTGGCTCAAGACCTGTAACATCTGTCAGTTGTACACCACCACGACCGTTGTTTGCCGGTTCGTCAAACACAACCACCTGTGTACCAGATGTTGGAGCGGTTCCGTCTTGATGGAAATCTAACGAGTATGCGTGTACACCTTCGCGGTAGTAGCGGTTCTGGGCATCAACAGGGAAACCAGACACATAGTACGGAGTGTTTTCACGAAGACCGGAAATATCAAAAAATGTGGTGAACCTGTCGTCATAGAACGCACCCACCACTTTAGATGTCCCAATGTTGTCACCAGCAAAAAGGTTTTGATCTACGGTAGGATCTGCGCTGTATACTGTACCATTTACAGGCAGCTTAGTTGTGTTATTGCTGGTAGTATCAACAGTGATAACTATGCCGTTGTACGCTTGTGTTTCAGCTGTACAACCCGTAGACGGTCTGGGTATATTCCACGAGATGCGACCCGTGGACGGTCCTGTTCTATCAAACTTTAGTGTAATCCCCATTGCTTCGGTGCGCAGAGCACCTGGGGCGTCATTTCTTATGTCTAGTGGCGATGTCATATCAGCTCCATACAGTGTGGAGTATTTATGACACCGTAAACGAAAAAAGGCTCAATGAAGAGCCTCGAAGATTAGTGCTTTTGTGTGATTTCTTCCAGCATCAATTCAAGATCATCGATCACTGCTTGCAGCTTCACTCTATTAACACCTTGGTTGAGGGCTTGGGCGACCAGTTGGCATGACGTAGGAAGCCCGACCATTTCTTTCAATGGATTTGACACATGAGTGTCAAAACGAAGAGTTAGGTTTGTATTCAGCATGATTTTTCCTTTATCTGAAGATAATATACCCTAACTCTTCTTTGGGGTCAACGTTTATGTTGGGGACAGTCCCAGCTGGCGACTCATTTGGCCTGCACGCACCTTGCTCTTAAAGATGTCTTCACCATGAATGTCCTGCAAACGGTTCATAGCACCTTCCATAGAATACACAGCCTTCAGCAACCGGTTGGAGATGGCTTTCATTGCTTCTGGTGTTGGATTCTGGATTGTCTGCGACAGAGAGCGGCCCCACACGTTAGCTAGCTTCTTAAACTTAGCTTGCAGGTCTGGTTCCATATTCTGCACGACGTTTTGGATTTGGTCACCAATTGCGTCTGTATCACCAGGACGAGCACGCTTGTACAGGTTAATTAGAGCCTGTGCAGCATTTGCATCAATGGATGGAGCATCAATAACACCAATCATGCTCGAGAATGCAAAAATGTTTGCAAGACCGTAAATGTCATCATAGCTAAGATTTTTCATCTGTCCACTGTTGATGCGTTGTACATACTGCTGAAGAACCCCATCCAGACTCTCAAGTAGTGTGTGCGGAACTTTGAGCATCTCACACGCTTCAACAATTAGCTCGACACGGGTGTCTTTTGCTTGTGCTTCTTTAATTAGTTTTAACATTATTTAATCCCTCTCGTGTGACGGCGTAGCCACTTCTGCAGCTTGTTGTTAGCCCAGAATGTTTGAAACTGTTCATCCTCATCGATGTTTGTTACACCCTGTAATTTAATATTCAAAGGTGTAGGATCATCTACAGAGTCGTATTGCCACTCAATAACAATTTTTTGCTTCGGCTTAAGACCAACAAGAACCTTGTCTTCCTCATACTCACCTAGCGGTAAGGAGCAGTAGTGGATGACTTCATACTCGTTAATAGCTATGGGTACATTTTCAACTGCCTTGCGGAGTTGCTCTTTGCTTTCAAGATATTGTTTGAATGTTAGTTTCATTACTGACGTTCCGTGATAACTGTTCCATATATTTATAAGCGAAAGGCGGACAATAGCTAAAAAGAAACCCGCCGAAGCGGGTTTCTTTATCTGTATTTAAGCGCTGGCGATAAACTGTTCAAAGATGGCAGGTACATCACCCTTCAACTTATCCCGTGAGCCTACATTCTCTCGCCATCCCAGCATTTGCAGATTGGACGGATCTGCACATATGTGTTCCGGTATGTTATTGTTGTAGCAGTAGCGGATAGGAACAATGTGATCAATGTGATATGCGCCTTCTACACCCGCTCTACCCGTTGGTAGGTTCTGTGGGTTGATGACAGCTTTGTTCGCTAGGTAGTTTTTGCGTGTGAGTTTTGTGACAGCGGATTTGTAGATTTTCCAGTCGGTTGCCGTCTTCTGCCATTCTTCGCTGCGAGTTTTGCTGCTGGCTGTCAATACAGAGTTTTTGTATTCACGAGCACAAATCGGGCATGAGACGTTACGTGTTAGTAAATTTTTTGATGTTGCTGTAAATGTGTGTCCGCAGTTGGTGTTTTTAACTGTAACATCTATACACATAGATTCTTTTCCCTTACCGGTAGTTCCATCCCAGTCATCCAAAACAACGATACCACGGTCTTTAAGTTTTTGTATGTTTGTAGTTCGTATAATGTTTTTTTCTTTATCTTTATGAGTACGAGTACACTCGGGGCAACCACCCTTACCCCACTTCTTAAAATTTTGAACTTTTGATATGGGTGTTGCCGACCATTCGTGATTGCACGCTACACACCGCATAGTGTGATGTGTTTTTGCTCCTTTGTACGGTTCAAGAAGTTCTATACCAATATCCGCTAATTGATGGGTATACATACCTGCTCCTATATGTTTATTACACCTTATTTATGATAATATATCAACAAGGTACTAGGCTGCAGTATTACCGGTGGCATAAAAAAAGCTGCCCGAAGGCAGCTTTTTGATTATTGCCAGCTGTGCTTATTAGGCGAAGTTGAAGTTGGAAACATTTATCTTTCCATAATAATCGGCCGAGTTACCTAGAGATGTTTCGCTCTGGGTGAATGCTGTCTTACCGTAACGAGTCATCATAGAGACAACTGGTTGGAAAGTCACTGGGTTGATAACCACACCAGAAGACATCAGAGGGATGTATGGGCAGTAGAAGTAACCAGTGTCGGTTTCACCGTTGCCACCCTTGTAACCAACTAGGATCGTGTCAGACACAGGAGCGCCTAGACCAGAAACTTGGTTCCATAGGTAGGAGTAAACCTTGATGGTGCCGTTTAGAGTACCAACTAGCATGGTGTTGTTTGGACCCTTGAACGAACCGGCCACAGCTGGTGCAAAGACGGACTTAGCAGCAGATTGTAGGATCGAAACGACCATTGGGGAAACAACGATGAAGTTGCCTGGACCGCGACGGGTCTTACGAGCGATTTCGTTAGCAACTGCGTTGATAACGATACCTAGGTTGGCGAAACGGTCGCCTAGGTAAGCTGGCTGGTAGCCTGGACCTGCACCGATGGTGGCGTAGTCGAAAGCACCAACTGTACCAGCTAGAGCTAGTAGGTCGCTTAGGATTTCAGAGTCGATTTCCTGAACGATTTCAGCAGACACAACTTGGGTTAGTTCGGATTCTAGATCCAGACCATGCTGAGACTTCATGTCTTGCATAGCTTCGATGGTCCAACCAGCTTGTAGCTTACGTGAACCAGCTTCAACAGCTTGGTTTACGACTTCTAGCTTGACTGAACGACCGCCAGAACCTTCTAGGAAGGAACCGGAACCACCGTATAGACGACCAGCGTACTGCTTGCCGATAGCGTCTGGACCGCCAGCTGGGTATGGACCGAACTTGGAGGTGTCATAAGCTGGTAGGCTTGATGGCCATGCGCCGCCTTGAGCTGCGCCAGCGATAGCTGCTTCTGGGTTGGTAGCTGAACCGATACCACCTGCACCAGCTGGTTGAGCTTCATCAGTAGCGCCAGAATAGAACTGACGTAGAGCTGGGCTGTTACCGAATAGTTCGTCACCAGCAGTGATGTTGCCTGTACCCCATGGAGTAGCTGGCTGGTTGACGCCTTCACCGTAGCGATAACGCATGGTGTAGACTAGACCAACTGGACCCTGCATTGGCTGAACGCCGACGATTTCGGTAGCAATTGTACCAGGAATAATACGACGGATCATTGGGATTAGGATCTTACGGAAACCAGCGATGTCGTGAGCTTGAACAGCACCAGCAGCAGCGGTTTCAGTTAGGATGTGTTGCTTTTGGTTCTCTAGTAGAGTACCAACGATTTGCTTCTTGGAAGAGTCAAGACCTTCAAGAAGGGCGTCCTTTACTTCGGACCAGTTTTCAAATAGTTCATTCATGTTTAATCTCCTTGGATTTGAAAATGTGTTTAACTAGCTTATGCCAAGCCTGCTAGACGGCGCATACGGAGCTTTTCGCTCTCGGTAATTGTTGGTGCAACATTCTTTGCAGCAGCTTCTTCAGCCTCGGTTAGAGACTTCTGTTCTGCGGCTAGAGCCTTGTCATCACCACTCTTTGCTACGCCAGCAACGACTGGCTTTACTTCACCTTCAGCTAGTACTGGTTCTTCCTTCTCTGAAGTTTTTTCATCAGTCGATTCCTTTAGGACACGACCAACGTATGTCTTGTATGCTTCTTCAAGCATAGAAGTTTCGACATTCTTTAGAATTGCTTCCATCACTTCACGGCTACGGCCTGATAGAGGCTTTAGAACAGACTCTAGCTTGATAGAACGCTCTAGCTTAGCAGCCTTCTTCTCAGCAGACTCAAGAGCTGCAAGAGCGTCTTCTAGGCGCTGTTCAGATTCGCTTAGCTTAGCTTCAGCGGAACCATCAGCAGTGTAGTGCTTCTTAAATTCTTCAACGAATGCTTCGAAAACTGTCTTACCGAATTGTTGCTTCTTGACAGCGTCGAAATCTTCGCGCAGTTCTTCCAGTTCAGACGATAGGCGTACTTCTAGGAATGCATCTAGCTTTTCAATTAGTTGAGCCATATCGCTCTTTAGTTGAGTAGCCATCTCATCCTTAGCTTCAACTAGCTTTGCAGCAGCTTCAGCTTCTAGGTCGCGGAAGCGATCAATGTCAGCCTTAAGGTCGTTGATTTCTTCAGTTAGAGCTTCTGTGATCTTAGCATCTAGTGCTTCGATTAGAGTTTCACGCTCAGAAATCCATTGTTCATTTAGTTCAGCAGTAACAGCTGCGGTGGCTTCTTCGCGAGCCTTTGCCATCTGCTCATCGATCTGCTTTTTAACAGCAGTTTCGATCTCGGACTTGGTTTCTTCAGTAAGAACTTCAGCCTCGAGTAGCTTCTTTAGTAGTTCATCCATCTTAATCTCCTTAGTGTATTGATTACACGCGTAAAAATATTTATGGACCCCGTAGGGATTTCCCAGGAAAAACATCTTACGCGCTGAAGTTTCCCCGCAAAAAACAAGGGGTTACAATGACCCCCAGTTTTTTGAATTTTTCTTATTTTGCTTTTGCGAATACACCTTCGCTCAACCATTTCAAGATTTCTTTCTTGAAATATTTCTGAGCTGCTGGGTCGTGACGCACTGATTCAGCAAGTGATAAAATCCTGTTACCATTCTGTGCACGCTCGAGTGATTCGTACACCAGACCTGGATATGCATTCGGGGCTGATGGAGTAACAACAATGTCGTATGTAATGAACTGGAAGCCAGATACATCACCACTTTCATTTACGTTACCAGCACCGCGGCTCGACACACCAATCTTTACACCACTGCGCAAGAGTTCCTGTGCAATGTTCCCCATCGGGGTGTTGATTAGTTTTGCTTTACCGTATGCATCATTACCATTCATCCACATCTCGGTAATAACGTGCGAAATGCGATCGCTATTAATGTTGAGGGATTGTGGGTGGTCTAGTTCA